GTTGGGGCGTTGCCCCAAACCCCACAAGGGACGCTGTCCCTTGACCCTGCAAGGGGCATTGCCCCTTGACCCGTTTTTTGCGCCCCGGCTTGAGCGCGCTCGCCTTATTGTGCGAATCTGCTGCCTTTATCCAAAATTCGCATTACACATGACGCGCTGTCCGGGGCGTCATCGTGCGCCGCCGTCTCCGAGTAATCCAGTATCTGATCCACATACGCGCGGTCTGTCCCCGCCAAAATTGTCACATTGCCCCACCATTTCCGCAGGTACGTCGCAATTTTGACGTGCTTATTCATCCGCTCGCTGTAGCGCCGCACCAGAAACCCGCGCTGCGCAATCTCCCGCGCCAAATATCCCTTGTCGCCGTTCGTTTCGCAGTAAATCGGCTCACACAGCAATCGCCGCGCCTCCGATAAGGCTTCATCCAGCACAGAATCGACCGGCTTCTGCCAAATCCGCCCGTACAGGTACGCCCGACCGCCGCGGATGCACCCGCACGTCAGCGCCGTGAAGTCCTCGCCGCCGTAGGACGCGTCCAGATGCGCAATGCCGTCGCGCAGCAGCAGCGGATCCTCCGTCTCCGGCGGATGCGCCTCGAACAGCCCGCCGCCGGTCGCAATGTGCCGCAGCTCGTAGTTCGCGGCGAAAAGCGTCGGCGACATGGCGGCGCGCAGCTTGGCAATCGCGTCCTTCGTCAGTAGCCCGGTCTGATAGCAGTCGTACTTTTCCGGCGGCGGCATCAGGCGGAACGCGTCGTCCGGGTGCCACGGCGTGCCTGTGTTCAGGATTCGCCCGCCCGGATTGCGAATGTTTTGCAGTTCCTGATACACGCCGCAGATACGCTTGCGCTCCACGGCGCTGATTCTGTCCTGCAGGTTCACAATGTCGTCGGTGAGGATGATGTCGGCGTGCTTGCCGGTCATCGACCCGCCTGTGCCCAGCCCCAGCAATTGCGGCGCACCGCGGATGGCGGCGTAGCAGTCCGTGTTCACGCTCCACATGTCGCCGCGCAGCACCTGCACAGGGCTGCCGTAGATGCGCCCGGTCAATTCCTGCATGGCGTCCGTCGCCAGCAGCAGCTTCACCTGCCGCAGCACCTCCAGCACGTCGCTGTCCGTCTTGCGCAGGAACAGCAGGTTTTTCCGCGGATACACCACGAGCATCACCGCCATCGCGAAGGATAGGCACGTCGTTTTGTAGCTGCCGCGGTGCGCCAGCAGCGTCATGTCTCCCTGCCCGAAGACCATCTCGCGTATCCAGCGTCCGTGCAGCGTGTCCGTCAGCCGCGTCAGCCCGCATAACCGCGCCGCTTCCGCGGGCTTTTCCATCAGCAGCATCAGCGCGTCGCGTCCATCCTGCGTCAGCGGGGATTGCTCATTCGTTGGGTTTCACCTCTTTTCGGGATTTTCGTTTCTTTCCGCTCAGCGCGGCAATCGCGTCGTCAATCGCCTGTGCGACTTCCGGCGGGCGCCGGGGCGCTTCGTCCTCCTTTCCGGCGAACAGCCCGTGGTATTTCGCCAGCGCATCCGCCGCCTTCATCTGCTCGGCGGTCTTTTCGCCGCGCATCAGCTGCGTGAATGTCTCCAGCACCTCCTCCTTCGTCGCGATATCCGGCGCACGAACCTGCGTCATGGGATGGCTCCTTTCCGGCGGATGATTTTTTGCCGTTCCCCCCTGCCGCCGATAGGGGAGCAGTCAATAGCGAACATATCAGCGCGGGAATGTTTGTTCGCTTAATGACGAAAAGAAGTGTACCACCCTTCGGCGCAAAATGCAAGCAAATTTGATTTCATTTGATTTCGCTTGAATTGATTTGATTTGATTTTAACTCGCCTGATTTGTCAGCGACCGCACATACCCCAGCCGAATCTGGTTCACCCGCGCCCCGGTCAGGTTCATCTCCCGCCCGATGGCTTGATCTGTCAGCCCTTTGACGTAGTACCGCTGGATAATCATGAACGTTCGCGGGTCGCTGATTTCCTCCAAAAGCGCCCGCATCTGCGCATTCATCGCCGTCAGCGTCGATTTTGCCTTCGCCTGCAGCGTCTGCGAAAACATGGCGTCGTGGTCGTCCGCGCTCATCATGTGCGCCGCATCCTGCTTTGCAATCACCAGCTTTCGGTATGAGTCCAGCATTTGCTGTCGTGTCATTCTCCTCACCCTCCTCAGTAAGGCGAACATCAATTCGCCTATGAACTTGTGGGTATCATAACACAACATAAGGTTCATGTCAAGATGCATTTTTACCTTTTTGGACTTGATTTTTTGTGCGCATTGCAGTATAATAAACGTGAGGTGATAATCATGTACGGACAAAACATCCGCCTTTTCCGTAAGCAGAAGGGCATGAACCAGCACGAACTCGGCGCTGCCATGGACGTTTCTGCTGTTTCCGTCAGCAAATGGGAACGCGAACAGACGCAACCCGACATTGAGACGCTGCAGAAGCTCGCTGATTTGTTTGATACGTCGATTGATGAGCTCTGCGGCCGTCCGCCCAAGCCGGAGGACGCGATGGACAACATGAGCGTCATGTGCCGCGCTTTCCGCCAGATGAAGCCGGAGGAGCAGGAGAAGTATCTTGCGGTTGGCAAGGCGCTGTTCGCCAGCGCGTTCGCCCCTGCCGCCCCCGCGCAGGACGACGATGCAGCAGAATAATGGGATGTCCCGCGCCGCGGCAATGGCATATCGTGTGCTGATTCGCCGCGGCGTTTCTGCATTGCCCGTGCATCCGCTGGAAATCCTGTCCGCGTGCCGCAATACGGTCGTCTGGGCGGATGTGACCGCGGCGGAGCGGCTGAAAATCCCGCGCGAGGCGCTTTTGCGGCAGCTTGCGAATGCCGAAGCGATCACGTTCCGGCAGACCATTCAGGGGGAAACGCGCTTCATCGTTGTCTATCGCGAGGGCGGCAACCCGGCGCGCCTGCGGTTCACGCTTGCGCATGAACTGGGACACCGCCTGCTGCACCGCGGGGACGAGCCGAACATGGAGCGCGAGGCGGATTGCTTCGCGAGCCATCTGCTCTGCCCGCGCCCGACGATGGGGCGGCTCTGTGCGCGGGAAAATACCTTTTCGGTGGAGCAGGCAGCGGTGCTTGCGTATGTGTCCGCGTCGGCGCTGCAGCGACTTTCGCGCGTGGAAGAACTGACGGTTTCGCCGGAGATTTTGTCCGCGGCGGATGATTTGCTGGCGGATTGGGCGCAGCGGGTGCCACTCCCGCCCCAAAGACCGGGGCAGCATCGGCTGCAAATCCGAACGAAATTCCTCCCAAAAGTGTGAAAACGCTTCCAAAACGCGAAAGTGATGCGATTTTGCGGCAAATAACGTTCGGAAGACCCCAAAAGTCTCAAAAAAACCGCAAAAACCTTCAAAAAACCTCTTGACGGGAGGGCGAAAAAGTAGTATACTGACAAAGCTGGTTGCGCGAGCCGCTGAAAAGCCACTCGGGAGACTGGTACGAACCTTGAAAACGATACAGAACAAAAACAACGCAAACAAGACAGTAATTCCGAATGAGTGAAACTTGGTTGAGGAAACTCAATTGAGAGATAAAGGA